TTATAATATGACTACTACTACAACTACGAAGGCAACTAAGGTTATTGCCGCTCTTGAGAATGGCACTGAACTTACTGCGAAGCAGATTAGCTCTCGTTACGGCGTTAAGAACGCCCGGGCGCTAGTTAGTTCCCTTCGTATGCAGGGTTATCCTGTATATCTCAACAGGCGTGTTAGCACGTTTGATGGCGAGACTTACAGCAAGTACCGTTTGGGTACTGCAACACGTTCTGTGGTTGCTGCTGGTTATCGCGTCACTGTGTAACTTAGACTAACTTAGTCTACAACGGGTTGTGCCGTAATACACACGCGAGGGGCCACGGTTAGCCCCTCAATAATTCAAAAATCATATAGTGACGGCTATATGATGTGGTGACTGAAAAATCTCAGACGAGCTGATCCACACTTAATTTAAAAGAAAATATGACTTTAAATACATCAAAAACTTTCACTTTAGTTATTGAAAATATAGTTAAAGAAAAAAATATTACACATATGGATGCCGTTCTGTGGTATTGCGAACAAGAGGGCTTAGAACCAGATGGCCTTGGTACTCTTCTTTCAAAAGGATTGAAAGAAAAAATTGAAGCTAATGCTCGTGAATTGAATTTCCTACCAAGACAAGCACAATTACCAATTTAATAAAATGAAAGATAAATTTTTCGTTGCTGCAAAAGCGGTGGCTATGAATTCTCTCGGCGTTGGTCCAAGAAATACATTTAGACTTGGTGCTGTACTTGTTGAGAAGAACTCTATATTGAGTGTTGGCAATAATTCATATAAGACTCATCCTTTAATGGCACACAGAACTAAATGGCCATTCCTTCATGCTGAGCAGCACGCTATTATCCGAAGAGGCATTGACAATTGTGAAGGGCATGATTTGTATGTGGTTAGGATATTGAAGAATCTTGACTATGCTATTTCATACCCATGTAATGTATGCCGTAAATTGATTTCTGATGTGGGTATTCGGAATATATTCTATATAAATGGGACCGGCAAGTATTCTCAATGGAACCGATAGACGTTTATTTAATGTATTGTGCAATGAAGGCTCATTTTGGTAAGGGGGATTATGACTATATCAAGTATTCTGGTAAGACAAGGATTTCCAGAAAATCTTTTTGGAAGCGTAAAGATCGCTATTTCTTTGTTAAACTATCTAAAAAATATAGCAATCCCAAGGTGGTTCAAAACTGGTTTCTTGCAAATTTTATTCAAGACAAAAGAGGATATATTGCAAATTTTAACGATGAAAATTATGAATCATGGAAGGATTGTCGTGAAAATTTCCTTGATGAATTTAATACAGAAATGCGACCTCTGGTTCATAATTTTGAACCACTATTTGAACAAAAAAATCATGATCATCCCAAGTTACTGAAAGAATATCTTGGAAAAAGAGTATCAATTGAAACTATGATTATTTTGGATGAACTATTGGGGTATGGAAAGAAATGGGATAAAAAATTAAGTGAGGATATTGTCTGGCCTGACATAAAAAAAATGATGAATAATTATAAAAGGTTCTTGACATTAGACGTAAAACAGTGTAGAATAAGCTTATTAAACTTAATAGAGGAAGCGAGTTAATGAAACCAGAAACACAAATTGGTTTTTTAGAAAATCAAGTAGACGAAATGTCAAATCGGATGAAAAATCTTGAATATGATCTTTCAGAAATGACTGTTGAAAATAATCAATTACGAGAACGAGTTACGAAATTGGCGACTCGATTACCATCCTGGCCAAAGGGATATCGCCCACAGGGGCCACAGTGGGCGAATAAACATAATAACAAATCATGACAGATAATAATTATGTAACTTTGATAGACCATATGGGAGATGATCTAAGTGTAGTTAATGCAGCTAGAGTTTCCTTTGGTAAACGAATTGAATATGATGATGAATCAGAATATGATGATGTTGAATATGAAGGATGGTGTGGTCAAATTCCTATTTTACGAGATGGGGATGTTAAGCTTATTAAATATCTTGCAAAACATAATCATTGGAGTCCATTTGGCCACACCTCCTTACAATTTCATATTAAAGCACCAGTGTTTGTTGCAAGACAATTAGTTAAGCACCAAGTTGGATTGGTGTGGAATGAAATATCACGGCGATATGTTAGTGATGAACCAGAGTTCTATACACCAGAGGTTTGGCGAGCATCAGCAGAAAATAAAAAACAAGGGTCTTCTGATGAAGAGATAGATATTAATCCTTTTATTTCGGACGTATGGGTTGGCGTTGGATCAATAACTCTGCCTTCTGATAGAAGAAAACAAATGGTTGATAATTATCAACAAGTGTTGAAAAGTGCAAAATGGACATATGAGCATCTTTTACGTTTAGGTGTATGTCCAGAACAAGCAAGAATGGTTTTACCCCAATCTATGATGACAGAATGGTATTGGAGTGGTACACTTTATGCATTTGCTAATATTTGTAATCTACGATGTAAACCAGAGGTACAACTTGAAACTCAAATGATTGCAAATCAAATTGATAAGCAAGTAAGGAAAATGTTTCCGGTATCGTGGGAAGCGTTGCGATGCTAAGTGCCAGCACTCTTATGGATCAGGGCCCTCCGTCGAATTTTTTATCACCACCCAGAGCATTAATAATCGGTAATGGCGAATCAAGATCATGGTTTAAGCCCTGCCACCAAACAATAATGGATAGCAGTGTTGTTACATATGGATGTAATGCAATCTATCGTGATGGGGCCCATTGCGTTCATAATCTTGTTTCTGTAGATTATGCTATGCAACAGGAAATATATGACTCTGGATGGGCTAATGAGAATCCAGAATATGGTGATATGCATAATGTATACTTTTCAAACTGGAGCATTGTGCCTGACGATATCGCTGATATGATGTTCATGGGGTTTGATGTTCCAGACGAATTCATTCATAGAAGTAAGAATAAAACCAGTTCTTGTGTTATTCAAGGTAAAGACCCAAGCACACTAGAAAAGAAAATTTATACTGCAATCGAGATGAATCCTAACCTATCGGTCCCAGATTTAGTAGAAAAGATGGAAAAGGATGTGGGCGTCTGGATTACCTATGTCGAAGAGAATGATGTAGTAGTACCGATTGATTTTCCTGTTGATTGGTCTGCCGGTAATACAGCCATACACCTTGCTTGTCAGCATGGTGCAAAAGAAATTTATATATTGGGGTTTGACTTATCATCATATGATGAACCGTTGAACAATCTATATAAAGGGACAGATAATTATCTGTCAAGCGATGCAAAGGGTTTCAACACAAATAATTGGAGAAACCAAATGCAAACTGTTTTTAGAGAGTTCCCAGATACAGAATTCTGTTGGGTAGATGCAACAAAACATTCAAAAGGGCCCTACGATGCGCCCTACGATGCCTTTTTATCCGAAGAAAATAATCTAAGGTACTTGACAAAAACAGAACTTTGTGATATAGTAAGCATACGATAACATACTATAACATACGATAACATACGATAATATAAGGAGATACATATGTCGTTAAATACGTTAAAAAAGTCTAATTCGTTAGACAAACTGCTCGGTGCCGCCGAGGAAGAAACCAAATCCCAAGATAAGAAGTCTTATACGGATGAGCGTTTATGGAAACCAGAGCTTGATAAAACAGGTAATGGTTATGCCGTTATTCGTTTCCTACCAGCAGTCAAAGGTGAAGACCTTCCTTGGGCAAAGGTCTGGAGTCACGCATTTCAGGGCCCCACTGGTCAGTGGTATATTGAGAATTGTCTCACTACCCTTGGTCAAAACGATCCTGTAGCAGAAATGAATTCTGCATATTGGAACTCAGGTGTTGAGTCCGATAAGGAGATTGCTCGGCGTCAGAAGCGCAAGCTGCAATACTTCGCTAACATTTATATTGTTAGTGATTCAAAGCATCCAGAGAAGGAAGGTAATGTATACCTATTCCGTTTCGGGAAGAAAATCTTTGATAAGATCATGGAAGCTATGCAGCCTGCTTTTGAAGATGAAACGGCAGTTAATCCGTTTGATTTTTGGGAAGGTGCGGATTTTAAGTTGAAGATTCGTAAAGTAGATGGCTATTGGAATTATGATAAGTCCTCATTTGATGCGCCATCTGCCGTGTTTGATAATGATGATAAGATTGAAGAGTTATGGGGTAAGCAGCATTCTCTTGCAGAGTTCTCTGCGGCTACTAACTTCAAGTCTTATGATGAACTCAAGACTCGCTTAAATGTAGTTCTTAGTGGAACAAGTGTGGTTGGCACTGTGGAAGATGAGGATGTCCTTTTTGACTCAACGGTTACTGTTGATACAAAAGAGGAGCCTGCTCCTAGTATTGAAGTAACCACAACTGATGAGGAAGAAGATACCTTGTCCTACTTTGAAAAGCTCGCAGAAGCAGAGTAGTAATAGTTACGGCGGGGCGGCGTTTACGCCCCGCCACTTCTCAATACAATTGGCCGCCTCGCTGCGATTCCACTACCAACAAAGTTAGTAGTTGGGGAACTAACAACATTACCGCCTGTGTTAATTGATGTCATTCCACCACCGGCACCACTACCCATACCTCTTTGCATGCCTGCTTGTAACATCTGTTGGCTTCTTTGAGCATTTATTACTTGGCCGCCCGTACTTGGTAAAATCAATTCTGGTCCAAGTTCGCCGACTAACATTGCCCGTCCTTTAGAGAAAGTACCGCCGGCCGCAAATTCACGGCCGGTGGCCAGATCACCAAGATCATCACTTCCACCGGCCATAGAACCAAATATGGAAATCAATGCCTCTTTAAGTATACCTTTAATTTTTATCATCGGCGTAAACATGCTTGCTTCTGAATTTGCATCTTTGAAAAAATCAGATTCGTTAATAGAGTCTAATATTCCAGCAAATGGATTTGTAAGCATACTACCCATATCAAAGTCTAACTCTGGCATTGTAAGTTTTATCTCTGGTAAAGTAAATTGCAATATGCCGCTGCCGTCTTTTGCCCAAAAATACTCTTTGATCTTTGTGACCATCTCGCCAAGCCAAGAGGGGACATCTTTACTAAACCAATCTGTGAGTGGTTTCATAAATTCTTCCATCATCTTTGGGAAATCGGAAGTAAAAACATTAAATCTTGCTCTCCACGGGGCATCCC